TTTACAACAAAATTTGTGATTTATTCACAGAAAGGAGGCTTATCGTTATGCCTAAAAGTAACGAAGTTAAGTTTGGTGAGTACTTTAACTTACCTAATCCGGGCTTAAAGTCCTACTTTGACATAGTTGCCAAAGGACAGCCGGATGAATACCGTACTACCTTTGCCAGAGGTAGTTCTCTAGCCAAAGTCCTTGCAGACTGGAAGCCCACGGTCGATAGAATTGGCGACCGGTGGCCTACGTTGTTGGACTTTGAAAATGACCTCGCGAAGAAGGTCGGACCTTTGTCGATCATGAAACCACTTAGTGAACGCATGAAAGACATTGATTCTTACTATGACTCTATTCTCCTGGAGTCGACCGCTATTTCAGAATCTGCAATAGCAGCAGTTTTGAAAGAGTGGGGTAGCTATCGCGGGCTATCAATTAGGGGTCAAAGAGCGACCGTAGAGAAAATGAAGTTATCTACGAATTCTGGATCTCCATACTTCACAAAACGCAGGGCAGTAGTTGACAAAACATTACCTGTTACACTCGAATTCTTAGGTGTAAATACTAAACAGGTACTCTCAAAGGAGGATTGGTTTGCAGCTGCCGTGTTAGGATGGAGAGGCCAAGAAGGTGGCCCCACAGATGAGGATGTTAAGCAGCGAGTGGTTTGGATGTTTCCATTTGGCGTTAATATCCGAGAGTTACAGGTCTATCAACCATTAATCGAAGTAGCTCAGAAAGCTTCTTTGGTTCCAGCTTGGATTGGACTGGAAGCCGTTGATCGTGCAATAACTAAGTTATTTGACACGAAGGGCAAGAACGACTTGATAGTCTGTACGGACTTTTCTAAATTTGACCAGCACTTCAACAGTGACATGCAGAATTGTGCTAAAGCCATTCTTTCGCACATTCTGAATAACTCAGAAGAAAGCCGTGACTGGTTAGAAAATGTATTTCCCGTGAAGTATAACATACCTCTTGCGTATGCCATGGACAAAGTCCGCTATGGTGCACACGGGATGGGCTCTGGTTCTGGAGGAACTAATGCAGATGAAACCCTCACACATCGTGCACTCCAGTATGAAGCTGCCATTAGCCAGGGTCGAAAACTCAATCCAAATTCACAGTGCCTGGGTGACGATGGTATTCTAAGTTATCCTGGTATAGCTGTGGAAGATGTAGTGCGTTCGTATACTGCGCATGGTCAGGAGATGAACCTTGATAAACAGTACGCGAGCAAACTGGACTGCACATATCTGAGAAGGTGGCACCACCAAGAATATCGTGAGGACGGCGTATGTGTAGGTGTTTATTCAACTTATCGGGCTTTAGGTAGGTTGTGTGAACAGGAACGCTATTATGATCCCGAAATCTGGGGAGCAAAGATGGTTGCCTTGCGGCAGTTGTCAATCATTGAGAACTGTAAGTACCACCCCTTATTTGAACAATTTGTTCAATTTTGTATGAAAAGGGATAAATACAGACTCGGACTGGATATCCCAGGCTTTCTTGACAATATCACTAAGATTGCTCAAGATGCTATGGACCTCATACCAGAGTTTCTTGGTTATTCCAAGAGCCTTGGTGACTCATCTCATGCTTATGGGATAGCTGAATGGCGGGTAGTTCAGTACCTGAAATCTCTAAAGTAAAGTCCAGATGGTGCAGTAAACCATTCCCACGAAGTGGGA